TGGGAGCTGATTGAGTTTCCTGCAATTCTTCCTTCAGGAAAACCTGTTTGGCCGGAGTATTGGAACATAAAAGATTTAGAAGGAGTAAAGGCTTCGATCCCTGGAAGTAAATGGAATGCGCAGTATATGCAAAACCCAACTTCAGAAGAAGGAGCTTTAATAAAACGTGAATGGTGGAAGTCATGGGAGTCAGATGATTTGCCTCCTCTTCAACATGTTATTCAAAGTTATGACACAGCTTTTATGAAGAAAGAAACTGCTGACTTTTCTGCTATTACAACGTGGGGCGTCTTTCGTCCCTCTGAAGATGAGCCACCTAATTTGATTTTGGTGGATTCTCTAAAAGGTAGATATGAGTTTCCTGAATTAAGAAGAATTGCCTTAGAGCAATATGGCTACTGGAATCCTGAAACCGTTATAATCGAGAGTAAGGCATCAGGGCTTCCGTTAACTTATGAGTTGCGTAAAATGGGAATCCCTGTTATAAATTTTACACCTAGTAAGGGCAACGATAAGCACACTAGAGTAAACTCGGTATCACCTCTATTTGAGAGTGGCCGAATATGGGCGCCCAAAGAAATGGAGTTTGCTCAAGAAGTAATTGAAGAATGTGCTGCTTTTCCTTACGGGGATCATGATGACTTGGTTGATAGTATGACTCAAGCAGTGATGAGATTTAGACAGGGTGGTTTAATTCAACACCCAGAAGATTATGAGGATGACAAAATTCCTCCAACACAAAGGACGTATTATTAATGGAAGAAGAGCGATACGAAGATGTAATTGATGCCTATCAAAAAGGCGTAGGGGTCGAGCCAGGAGAAACCTTGACTGAATACATAAAAAGGAATAATATAAAAATAATGGACCCATTTAGAAAAGAAGCAATGGGAGGAGGAATAATGAGAACTAATTATGCTTACGGAAGTGATGACGAGATAGAAGAAGTCGGTGAAGATTTAGATACAATTGAATTAATGAAGGACCAAAATATTCCTTATGGCGAACAAGTCAAGGGTCAGGACTCAGGCATCATGCAAATGGCTTATGATCCAGGAAACTATAATCCAGAATTAGTGGAAGCATACGAACAGTACAAGTATGATATGGGCGAACAAAGACCTGGAATGCCTATCATGGAAATAGATGAATTTATTAGAATGTATGTAGGTTCAGATCAAGCAGCAATTGATCCAACGATTAGAATTGAAGAAGTTGTAAAAGAATTCATTAGAGAAAAAGGTCGTAAACCAAATTCTCTACAAGAGTTAAAAGAATTTTATGAAATGAAAGTCGGTACCGCTAGAGGATCTGGTGAGACTGATATGGTAAGAGAATTAATTGAAGAAGACAAAACTAAAATTACATTAGCTTCAGGTGGGTTAGCCAATATCCTAGGAGCGTAAATTGAAAATTCATGAATATAATGAAATGATGGCGTATCTGACGCGCCCGCGTCAGAGATATGAAAACGGTGGACCCGTTATCCCTGAAGCCAAACCTTCCCCAGAAGAAGTTAAAAAAATTCAATGGAACAATAAATTAAAGCTTTTAAAAAAATTAAGAGATGGAATGGGCCAAAGAGATTGGTTTAATTTAGTAAGTGAACATTTAGATGATGGCCTTGAAGAAAACATTATTACACGAGAACAATTTAATGAAGCTCTTTCTCCATTGTTTGGTCAAGCAGGGGAAGTTCACAGCAGAGCTCTTCAAAAAGAGAACTCGATGCCTATAAAAGATTTATTAGAAATACAAGGAGAGAAGAGAGAAGATTATCCAGCTTATCTTTTAGCTGATGGTGGAAGAATAAAAGCAGCAGATGGAGTTGCTGTTCAAACACTTAATCCTCGGTTTCCCACAATAAACCCTGTGGACACTGAAAGTTTCAAACCTTTAGATCTCCCTGTAGCTATGATACCTCCATTAGCAATTGGTGCAGGTGCAAAAAGAATTAAAGATACATTTTTTAGTAAAGACAAAGGTGAAGATAGAAAAGAAATTATTCCTTCTGATAAAAACGAACCACCTATGAAAACACCTGATGAAGAGCCACCTGGATTTCAAGAAATATCAGAGGATATTTTAATTGATACAGCCATTAATAGATTAAAGAAAAAAGAAATGGACCCTGCTAAAAGAGATGAACGAACTAGTCTTGCACGTACTTTAAATTTACCTGTAACTAGAAGTGGTATGGTTGAAATTAGAAAAGGAGATTACTTTAATAAAAGATTACAAACATTAAAAGATAAAGGTGTAAATTTTGATGGCTATTTTAGTGTACCAGAAATAGCTAACTTGTTAGGTACAAAATCAAGTTCAGGTATAAATAGTTATATACAAGATCAAAATATTCCTACAGTTAAAAAAGGTTTATTTAAAGTTGTTAAGTTAAATGATTTTTTAAATGTGTATCAAGGAACTAAAGAACGTGTGGACATGGCTCCACCAGTAGAATTAGGCACGCTAGCTAGAAATGATTTTTTATCTGAAGTTGGAGGAAGTTTTTATCAAAGATTTAAAGATATGCGAAGACCAAAATTTTTACCTAAAGATGTAAAAGAGGTTTATGAAAAATATAACTTAGGTGAAATAGAAGGTGGTCATCCTTTTCCTATAGAATTTTTTACAAAAAAATTTGGTAAAGGAAATACATTACAAAAAGATAGACAGTTTGATTGGATATATAGAAACAAAGATAAATTGTTTAGCAAAAATAATTTAGTTTTTCAAAGTAAAGAGGTAAATAAATTGTTTCGTAATGAGATTAAAAATCTTAAAAAATTATATAAAGAGTTATCTCCTTTAGTTAATAAATATGAAGGTAAAGGCGAGGTAACTAATAAAGAAGATATTAAAACTATTGAATCTTTAAATAATAAAATTATGGACATTATTGCTAAATCAGAGTTTGATGCAAAAGATTTTATTGAAAAAAGTAAAAATAAAACAGACCTACCTAGATTTAAAACAGGTGGATTACATGGTGCAATTTTTAATACAGATACTGGAGAAGTATCTTTGTACACTGGAGCTGGAGAAGGAGCAGGTTTTGAATCTATTGGAAAAGAACCAACAGATGTAAAATTAAAATTAGCTGGAGACTATGCTGATATTATAAATAATCTTATCACTGATGAAACTGATAGAAAAATATTTACGAACTATTTAGACAAAGATCTATTACCAAAATTCCAGAGGGGAGGACCAGTATATGGCAAATACGCGAAACAAATCGCAGGTATATCCTAAGACCTGGCTCCTGGCGCCTGAAGCAGGACCCACGCCTCAGGGGTTGAATATTAATTATAATACTGTTAAAACAACACAGGAGAAAAGAAATGGCAGACAAAATAGACAAGTCCTTAACACAGGGACCAAGAGGGTCCGTAACATTACCGGGTGAAGAAGAGATTCAAGAAGCTGTTGAAGAAGTTTCAGTAGAAGAGCAACAGGCACCAGGGCCCATAGAAACAATTGAAAATGAAGATGGATCAGTAGATATTGATTTTGATCCTAATGCAATTTCCCCAGAAGGTGGCGACGAGCATTATGCTAACTTAGCAGAATTTTTACCAGATAATGTTTTATCAGAAATGGGATCAGACCTTTCTCAAAAATATCAAGACTACCAAATGGGTAGAAAAGATTGGGAGAAAACTTATACCACAGGTTTAGATTTATTAGGTTTCAAATACGATATGAGAACGGAACCATTCCAAGGAGCGAGTGGTGCAACTCACCCAGTACTTGCTGAAGCTGTAACTCAGTTTCAAGCTTTAGCTTATAAAGAATTATTGCCAGCAGATGGCCCAGTTAGAACCCAAGTGATTGGTGCTCCAACACCAGAAAAACAACAGCAGTCTCAACGTGTAAAAGATTATATGAATTACGAGCTCATGGAAAAAATGAAAGATTATGAGCCAGACTTTGATCAAATGCTATTTTATTTACCACTAGCAGGATCAGCTTTTAAAAAAGTTTATTATGATGAACTTGAACAAGCACCTTCATCAAAGTTTGTACCTGCAGATGATTTGATTGTACCGTACACTGCTACCTCATTAGAAGATGCGGAAGCAATCATCCATCGGGTAAAAGTATCTAAAAACGAATTA